CCCTGTTCAAGCTCAATTTCTGACCCTTATATTCAAAATACAACATTCTCTCAGATATTGGATTCATAACTTTAAATTCACTTACTTGATTTAATAATAACATATATGAATCTGAGCTTCTTTCTCTAAACATTATCTCTATAAAATCTAACAATGATTTTCTACCATAAAAAGGGGCCATCATTGCTCTAACAGGCTTATCACACTGAGTCAGATAATTAAATATATACTGTATTTTTTCTCGAATTGGTAGATGTTTAAAAATATTATCAAGGTCATCTATAACTTTCAGATCATTCTCTATATCCCAATAGACATTTTTTCTTATACCTTCAGTTTCATATAAATCTCTTTGATATTTATATAAAATTAAAATATCCGCAGGAGTATCAATTCTCACTGGATTAAATAAAAATGGTGTCAATGTTGAAACAAGTTGTTTTTTATTTTTATGTACTAATTTATTTATATCAATAGTTTTGGCATCACAAGCTTTAACATAATTATAAAACATCAGTGCTGTTGTGTCACCATTCGTAAGTTGTTCAGGTTCTATTGTTTTATTGTCAAAATTATAAACTGACCATAATTCCCTTATTTTGCTTATAAAATCCCTGATACTTATCAATGGATATTCTTTTAGATAAATCATATCATGTTTCATTTCATTATAAGACTTATCCATATATGGGCAATATAATACTGCTTTACTAGTAAAACGTGCAATCCTCAACATAACACTTAAACGACTTTGCTGTTCATAAGCTCTTTGAAAGCCTTTTAATGCATAAAAGGACCTTAAATAATCTTTAATTAAGAGAGTATCCTTAGGCTTATAAAATTGAAGTGCAGGATTCTTGTTAATAAATTCATGACTCTCTTTAAGGTCAATTCCTAATTTTTCAATAATCATAGAAAATCTCTTACCTTTATATGGATATTTATAATTAGGCTTTTTGAATCCCATAACACTATCATAATTGTTTTCTATATTCAAATCATTAAAGTTAGTAATTTGCAAGTTAAGTAATAAAGGTATACTCTTTTCGCTATAATTAAATAACCTATAATTGTTTACATCACCTGAATTTAAAAAATATAAAATTGGATGCACATCAGTTAGCCCAAACATCTCAACAGGCTTTTCAAATAAATTATAATCTTTGTCTTCATTTCTTTGTCCTTTTAATAATGAATAGAGATTTGCAATCATCCATAAATGTATTTTATGAAAGATCCATGCTTCAGTCATTGTACATCCTACTCTTACCAATTCTGAAGTTCTACTTATTATTGAGCCTACATCAGATTGGAACCCATCACCAGTCAAAGCACTACTAACTTCTTTTGTCTTTTTAATTAATGGATAAGTCATTTTACCATTAAATGAAAATAAAGACACAAATTCTG